TAGCCTCGACAAGCAACGGTTCTTTGAGTTCAGTCTTTTTGCTACTGATTGCACCAAGAATGACTTGCCGTGAATCCCAAGCAAAGTAACCAGCAAACGCAACAAATGCAATTAGCACCACCGAGATCAGCTTGAACGGACTGTCTACCCACTTGATAAGATCAACAACCTTGTCTGTAAAGTCTGGGTTCCTAACAGGCGCAGGTTTTGCAACCCGTTTGACTGGCGCTCGTTTAACCGCAGGTTTTTTAGCCGTTACCATTACTTGTCGCTTTTATCGGGCGTTTTGCTTTTCATGTCGATGATCTTCTCAAGCGTTCTGCCACCAAAGTAGAAGCTCATAATTAACATTCCCCATTGACCAAGCAGTTCAACGTACTTGCTGTTGGTGTCAAGATCAAACGCTGACATCATGGCAAAGATAAAGTAGCCCGCTAGGATGGCTATGAGGGTCATAGGGCGAATGTTTTTGGAAAGCCAAGAGTCAGACCTCATGTCGTTTTCTTGACGCTTGGTAAGCTCGCCTTGCTCTTGCATATCAGCTTGCATCTTGGCAAGTTCGCCATTCTGCTGCATCTGCATAAGTTCTAGCTGGGCTTTGGCTTTCTGTTCGGGGTCAGGAAAAAACTTGTCCAGCACCTTCATGCCTACGCCAAGAATATCCATAATAGGGAACATTATTTGTCTGCCTTGGCTTCAAGTTTATCGAACAAGCGGTCGAGCAACATCTCAACGCGGTCAAAGCGTTTATCCATCTCGGACTTAATTGTGTCGATCTCGGATTTCTTGACGTAAGCGTCGCTGACGTGCAACTTGAGGTCAGAGATGTCGGTCTTGAGTTCTTTCACCGAATCCCATAATTGACGACAAAACCATCCCCCGACTGCGAATACCAATCCTATGCCTATGTTGATGACGTTTTGCCAATCCATTAGTCTTCTCTCAGTTTGTTGCGATTTTGGTTAGCGGTCAGATTGTTACGAATTGCGCCTTGGGTTTTAGGGCCTTGGCGTTTGCCTGAAGCGTCAGCACGCAATTTTACCAATCGATCTTCCAGCAAGTCTAGAGTAGATTTCATTTGAAGACTAGCCTCTTCTGCTCGACGCGCTAACTCAGCGTTTTGAGCAGCACTAGCCCGAGCGTCCATCATCTCAGGGGTGCGTGAACGGATAGCCGCTTGATCAAATGCAAGTGATTTTTCACGCGCTTGAACCACCGCATCTTCAACCCACTTACGATCCATCATGCGATTGACAATTGCCTTGTCGCTTAACTTTTCAAAGCCTGGGCTTACTTCAGCAATGTAAAACTTGGTTTTATCAAATGCTACTTTTTCAGCGGCGGTCAAATTAAAGTTTTGTTTTAACGTTACCTTGTCTACTGCCGACCCTAGCGTTGACATATAATTTTGGAAAGTTTCAGGCGTAGCGCCTTTAATACCTTGGCTTACAGGCGTCAGTTTGCCGCTAATTGGGTCTAGATCAAACATCGTACCGCCGCCTGCTGGCGCCCGAGGCGCAGCCGACTCGGCAGCAAGCCCTTCAGCCTCTGCCATCCTTGCCATGCGTGTGCGACGCGCTTCTTCAGACGCAACAGCCGCAAGTGTGCTTTGCGGGCTAGGTGCTGGCAGTTGCGGTGGGCCACTAGGCATAGACGGTTGAACGTAAGGGTCGGGGCGACCAAACACAAAATTAGGACGGATTTCAGGATCAAGCAATGCGTTGCGGGGATCAAACGGAACGATGTTGGATTGACCAGGCTCGACGGGGCGCAGCATATTAACTTGCGGCTCGGTGAACATTGGCGGGTTAAGCCGATTTCTAAAATCAGGTGGCACAACGTTTGCTTTTTGAAATTCAGGCGACGTCATACGGTTAGCATATGCGCGTCGCAATATTTCGTTAACGCCGCCGCCAATAGCGGCGCCAGCAATTGCGCCTTCAATCCCCATTCCTGCGGTTCCAGCTATTCCAGCACCGACTAAACCTAAAGGAGAATTTCTTTTAAATTTTTGCGTAGTAGTTGCTTCGTATTTTGCGTTAATTTTTGATGCGTTTGGATTGTTCGCTGCAATCCTACCCATATCACCGGCAACACCAGTCATGTATTTGCCGTCGTTAATCATCTTGGCAAATACGTTGGGGTCTACAAGACCAGTTCCAAAGTTTGTGGCTGATTCAATAGCGTATGAATCTGCCAACGCTGCTCTTGCTGGCAAGAATGCTTTCTTTGACGCATCGTCAGGCAAGTTGTAATAAATAATATCGTCTAACACATCAGCAGCAGCCATCTGAGCAGTAGCGCGCGCTTTTGCGCCTTGGTCAAGTTGACCACCGGCTTTCTCAGAATTAAAAACAGATTGCGCTTGTTGGCGCAAATCTTGGACGCTTTTTAATAATTTAGCGCCGCTACCGCCTTGAGCCAATTCAGATTTTAAATTGTCAATGTAAGCACTAACAAGCGCAGCGTCGTTAGGATCGTTAAAAGTTTTTGATGATTTGGCGTTATCTAATTTATTAAAAGTGTCTTGTGGCAGTTCAATATTAGTAACAGCTTGTATTTTGTTGTAAGGCTCAGAAAATTTAGGTTGCGCGCGCGCCTTGTTAAAAACATCGGGGCTGTTAAGCGGGGTTTCTCTTGTTAATCCCAATGCGTCTTGTGAAATTTCAACCCATCGATTTTGATTTTTAATAGACAGTCTATTGTTTAAATCTTCGTTTCCAACAAGTGCAGCACCAGCCCTGTTGCTAAAAGTTGGATTTTTTTCAGCAGGGTTTAAGTCAATTTCGTATTGTTTAGCTAGTTTTGTTGCATCAATATCAACGCCGCGTTCGTAACTTTTAGCAATCTTTGCTTTACGCGCGGCCTGTACCGCGGGAATTGCTTCAATGCCTTGTTTAACTAACGGCGCAGCGGCTTGATAACCTTTTTTAACCCCAACTGGCGTCGCCACTAAAAGCGTACCAAGCATATTTTCTACGTCGGCTTCAGGAACGCCTGTTTTCTCAGAAATCCACTTTGAACCTTTTTGTGCGTTTTCTCCAATAAATTCCGTCAAACGTTGGCTTGCTTCGCCTTTGTACTCAGGGGTTTGTGTAACGCCAAATGTGCGACCAAATGGTTTTTCAAATGGTGCAGCAGCCGCTTGCGAAGACACCGTTGCTTGAGCAGGGCTTGCGCCAAATGCTCTTGACCCTGCATAGGTAATAGGCCCAATAATGCTAGGTGCAAGACCGCCTAGCGTTGTATCTGCAAGCCCTGCCAAACTTCTACCAAACGCATCCAACCTAGATGTTGGAATAGCATCAGGTTGACGTACAACTTGACCTTGTTGGCTAAGTTGCGGCACGGCGCTGCTGTATGGAGAAGGTGCGGATTGCTCCAATGTAAAACCTTCAGGCAATGCCATGCGGGGCGGTGCTGTCGCAGCAGGTGTTTCAAGCGTAAAACCTTGTGGAAGCGCCATTATTTTGCTCCTACGGGAGTCCAAGTATTGCCGCCATCAGTCGACATGATGCGATCTTTACCGTTTGTAGCGTATATAGGCGGCGTTGTTGTTGCACTTCCACCACCGCCACCACCTTCTTGTCCTTTTATTTCAAACTGACCTTTTCTTTCTTTCATCAATTTAAGAATAATTTCAGCCGCACCTTTTCTGACATCATTTGGCAAACCAGTATCAGCCAATTTACCGGCTGCTGCTAAATATGAATCAACGTCTTTGTTAGATTGAGGGCCTTCAAAACGCGGAACCATTTTAAGAACCATGTCTGCAATAGGTGCAAGTTGCGCTCCAGCGATTGCACCTTCTGTGCTTTGCCCAAAAAACGCTGCGCTTGCATCAAAAATACGACCTGCACCGCTGCCGGTTGATTTTTCAAGCAAACCGCCAGGTTTAATAACTGCTTCAAGATTACGGATTGCAGTTTCTAACTCTCTATCTATCTTAGCTTTGGTTTCTGCTGTCTTTTCATTAAATGCTGTTGCGGGTTGTTTTCCAACAGCTTGTTCTGGCTGGACAAGTATAGACTTTCCATCAGGGCCCATAATCGCAACAGGCTGACGAATTGGTTGCTTAGGTTTAAGAATACTAACCGGCGCATTAGCCACAGTCGGCGCGCCAGGCTGCGACTGCACAAGTGGCAACAATGAATTTGTGGGTGCGTTAACAATAGTGCTTGCCGTAGCAGGGTTTGCCAACGCGTTAGTAACGGGAGGCTGCGGTTGCGGGGGTGGAGGCGCCATACCTACGGGGCGAGCAGAGTTAGGGTCAAATGGATTAATTGTATAAAACCCATTATCACCAGTAACAATTTGAAGTTTTTCGCGTTCTCTTTTATCAAGTCGTAAGCTGTTATCTCTTGACACATTTGAGCCGTAATACGACGCACCAACAGTCGCAGCGTTATTAGCGCGCGACGTAGCGTCAGACATTTTATCTTTGGCGCTAATAGCCGAATCAATGCCTTGTTGTGCAAGTGCAGCAATTTGTTTAGGATCGCCGCCTGTAGCATCTATTTTAGCCCGCATAGCCGCAGCGGCTTGGCTAGGAATGATTCCCATCTGAACCGCAGTATCAAATATGCTGTACGCGTTGTCTAGAGTAGGATTTTTAACCAAACCGCTAAACGCAGCACCTAAATAATCAGCCCTTTTAAGGCCAATTTCAGTTTGTTTTTGTTGTTGGTCAAAAGTCTTACCTCGCAATTCCAATGCAAGTCTAGGATCTTGCCGAGCAATACGATTAAATGTCGCGGGGTCGTTAATGTCCGTCCCTTGAGAAAATGCGTCGCGCAAATTGTTTTGTTGTTCGTATTGCTGTTGCGCGCCTCGCAACTGCATCATCTGCCCCATTTGGGCAAGCATATTGGGCTGCTCAATAGGTTTTACGCCTAGCGCAATGTTGGTGTCGAGTGCCATGATTTATTCCGATCCAAAGTAACCGCTAGTTGGTATGGAAGGCTGATAATTAGCCGCGCCCGCACCGTACACATTATTAGCCCCATAAGTGCTATTTAACCCCGCAATAGTATTTGCTTGATTCCGGCCCTGTAGCAAACTATTAAGGTAGTAAGTGTTGGCAAGATTGCTGATGCCGCTCAACCCTTGGTTAAACGCATTGGCTTGTCCAACAATACCTGACGCTTGAGCGTTAGCACCGCCTAGCATTGCGTTTGTAGCGTTTGTGCCATAGGCACCCAACACACCTGTTGTGCCTTGACCGTAATTGCCATACGCCGTGTTCAAAGCGTTACCGGCGTTGCCGTAGATGCCTGATGCGCCTTGACCAAACTGCCCGATAGCTTGTCCGCCCGCGCTACCGAAGTTAGCGTTGGCTTGACCTTGCATTGCCGCTGCACTTTGACCGGCGGCAGCGCCCACTTGAAATGGCTGAAGGGTGTTGCCACGGATGGTTTGAAAGCGATTAAACGCGGCGTTATATTCTTGGGATGCCAAATCACTAGAATAACCTGATGCAGCTTTTAATGCGTTACCTGAAATTAACCCCCCACGCGCAGCAGCTTGACGATCAATAGCTTTTAAACCTTCACTAATACGAAACGCATACCCAGGGTCTTTGTTAGCGGTAAAATCAGCAGGCGTAAAATCAGCCGTAGCAAAACGACCGTAGTCTGCTGCGCCCGTGTTGCCACCAATGCCTAACAGCGTGTTGAGTTGGTTAAGGTTGGCAACGCCTGACGCTCTGTACGGCGCAAAGTCTTCGCGCGTTTGGTCGTACATTCGTTGTTGAAAAGCCATCTGCTGATCAAGCGCGTCGCGTTGGGCAACAAGTTGCTTGTCAACGGTTGCGCCCGAGGCTGCAATTTGCCGGTCTAACGCTTCTTTTTGCGCTGCAAGTTGTTCTTGCGAGATTTTGTACGAAAGCTCGCCTGACTCTCTTGCGGCTTGGGCTTGTGTGTTAGCAGCGTCGCGAGAGGCGCGCGCGCTATTTGACGCGCCAATTAACCCCGCGCCCGCGCTAATTACCGATCCAACAATAACTCCAGCCATGTTAATTCTCCGTTAATAGCATTCTAACGCCGTTGTTGTGCGCTAGGGCTAGTCTTTTATCCAACATTCCACACTCGGGGATAACGTAAATTCTGTCTTCAATTTCATCAATATCTTTGCAATTGTCGGGGTTGTCGTAAATGTCCACCCACACAACTTCATTTTCAAATGCGTGTGCAACACGTCGTTCGCCAATTGGCGCATCAAACGCTACTGGCGCGGTCAAAGTGTGGACTACGTCGCCAATATTAAATGCAACCGTGCCTTTTTCAATCCTGACTTTGTACGGCGTTTTATGCTTTGCACCAATCATTACTGTCCAAGCGGGAGCAATAATCTTGCGAATGTACTTGCCCTCCTCAAACGAATGAATTGTCTTAATGTCAGCCTGTGGCATTTTTAAAAGTTCGTCTTGCAGCACGTCAATCTTCTGCTGCAAGGTTGGCTTTAGAAAGTCGAGGTCAAAGGTTACTTTCAAGTCTGAAAAGTTCCTGACGTTGTAAAGACATGAATAGAGTAACCACCAACAAACGAATAAGTACCACCCGTTGCTTGTTGTGTGCCGAGATATTTAATAACTGCAATGCCCGAACCACCTGCGCCGCCCGTACTGCCAGGATCGGGGTTAAACGGGCCACCGCCACCGCCACCGCCCCGATTAACCGTGCCTGCACCGCCGCTGCTTGCGCTGTTTACGCTGCCCGCGCCACCACCACCTGAACCGCCCGCGCCGGTGCCAGGCGTGTAACCACCGCCCCCGCCGCCGCCGCCATAAGTGACACTTGATCCGGTAATAGACGATGCCGTTCCATTGCCGCCGCTACCGCCGCCGCCCACGCCATCGCCGTTACCTCCGGCGCTACTCGCACCGCCCCCGCCGCCGCCAGGTGAGCCAAACCCCCCGCCCCCGACGTTTCCTTGACCGGCTGTAGCTGCGCCGCCACCACCACTTACGTTTGCACCGCCGCCACCGCCCGAGCCACCGGCACCGCCAACCGCGCCTTGCGGGCCACCGTAACCACCGCCAATTGCGGTGTTAACGCTGCTTATTAAACTATTTGATCCCGCAGTTGACACGCCCCCGCCCGCACCAATGGTGACGGTGTAAGCCACCCCCGTTACTATTGTTGCTGAACTAGATAGGAAGCCACCCGCACCACCTCCGCCGCCACCGGCGGGGCCGGGGGCGCCGCCCCCGCCACCACCTGCAACGATAAGGTAGTCAATAAGCAGACTGCCGCTTGTGCCAAAGCCAAACGCGCCCGCCGATGCTACACCGATGGTTGATAAACGTGGCATTTATGCGTACCTTGTTCTAGCAGCAAGCACGGTAAACGTAGCACTTGCAGTTTTAAGAATGGCGTAAGTGTAGGTATCTACCGAGTTAACATTACCCGCAGTAGGTGCAACACCACCTTGCCATTTAGGCGTGACCGATACGCCATCAATAGTCAACGCGCTGTTGTAATAGGCGGTTGCACCTTGGGTTGCCATAAAGGTGACGGTAATGGTCTGCCCCGTAGACATCAAGCTGTTAAGCGTAGCCGCCGATGATGCGCGTAAATTTATTGTCCAGTTGGCAGTTGCGTTAGTTGTGTAGTACACAATGGATTGTGTTGCTACGTCGTAATTGATTGTGCCGGTAGCAGCGGTCGCCGATATAGTCGTAGTTTCAACAATGTTTTTAAAGGTATTGTTGGTGACGTTAAGCAATTGAAACCGTGTACCGTCGTATTCAATTAGCGTCAAAGCACCGGCTTGAATGTCGCCCGCCGCCAAAGCCACCGTGCCGAACTTGGTAATTGACTTAACCCCAAGCGTGTCGATGTCGATTGTGACGGCAGCGGTGTTGGCGTTCTGAGCAATAAAGCTGTATTGTGCGCCCGCAGCATATCCTGACAATGCGGGTGTAGCCAAGCCGGTTAGCGTGTTTGTACCGGCAACCGTAATTAGGTTGCTAAAGGTTGTCGTGTCGTTAATTGCCGGAATATTGTCATACGACCCAATCTGAACGTAAGTCGAGGACTTCAGCACAAACTTGTACAGCACCCCGCCGTCTAGCCAAATCTCATTTGGTGTGCGCCCTGCCGCGTCCAACACAATCGGGTTGGTGTTGTTGGTCGTGCCGTCGCGGGTAGTGTAAGTTGTAACTGGCGTGGTAGTGCCCGACAGGTAGGTGTATATCAAGCCGCCGGTCAGAGGTGCGCCATTGGCATCTGAGAATTGCGCGCCCGCACCGGCAAAGGCTGAAAGATTGATGGACATTAGACTATCCCTGTAATGATGCCGTTGACGACCGTCACGGTTTTAGAATCGGTTGTTGTAAAAGTGCCTGAAGCCCCGCCCGCACCGCCGCCCAATTGTTCGTAGAGAGCATTAAAAAATCTAAACCATTCGCGTGACATGAGCCCCGTAGCTGGGTCTACAACAGGCACCCGAGGCGCGGGGATTTGAGTAATGTTCATGCTTTGGTCGCCTCAACATCAAGTTCAGCCGCCATGATGGCAATCTTGACCGGATCGGTGCCTGAAATCTCATACACCCGATCCCGCAACTTTTCAGTCATGCCAAGGCGACGCCAAATGACGCGAGTGCCGTACGCGCCTATACCGCCCATTGATTTCCAATGTTCGTTTGACCAAGTGTGACCACCATCGTCTGACCAGCGCAGCATTACCAAAGGCTGCACATAGTCGTCAACAGACATGATAATTTCAATTTCATCAACAATGCCGATTGAGCCCGATACGATCATAGGGCTCAAGTAGACGCGTCCTGGTATTTCGGTGCGGCCTTGCAGCCCCACGCCGGATTCGCAATTTAGTTGCAACGAATGTTGAGCGGTACGCTTAAAGTTATTGGTGCCGGTGGGCAACGCCCGCCAAGAGCGCAACCATTTTTGAGTGCGTGGGCCATCTGCGTAGACTTCCAAATCAAAGGCATACAAATTGCCGTTTTGAAAGTCGCCTACGATGACCTCGTTATTAAAAAACATTTGGCAATTGCTGCGGTGGCGACTAAAGTCGCCGTTACTAAAACTTGCCCGCTCATGCCATGCTTGCGCTGCCACGTCATACACCCAAGTCGCTTGCGCGGTAGGGAAGGTCAGGACGTAAAACGAATGACCGTCTTGCTGATAGGTGTAGGCAATGGCGTCCGAGATGTCACCGTACTGTTGAATCTGCCACTCAATTGCGTGGGTGCTGATACGCACACCGGTGTAGCCTTGTGAGCGGTAGACAATGCCTTGCCCACGGTTATCTGCGCCTAGCCAAAACAAACCGTTGTCTAGTTTGGCAACCGAAAAGGTTGCAGCGCATCCAATTTCATTGAACGCGCCTTGGATTCTTTGTAAGGGAAAACCCGAACCTTGGGCTGCGTTGTACCAAACTTCAACCGAAGTTGTGCCAAACAACCAAATCTCAGAATGATCGGTAATGGATGACACTAAACCGTCAGGGTTGCCCTCGGCGCTTGCAAAATCAAGCGGGTCAACAGCAAGTGGGTTAAGCAAATCTGTTACCCACACGCGCTGGCTGTCGGGCTCGATAAACACAAAGTAGCCGTCAAGGTACGAAACCGTTAATGCGCCAGGGAAGTCTACGTCCGTAATCTGTGCAAACACGGTAGTTGTAGCGTTGTAGATAAAACTTGGGCCATTACAAGCCACAAACAAATGGTTGCCATCATCAGCCATTGACACCGGCCCATCGTTGGCAACTACGCCGAGCGTTGTAATGGCGTATTGATTATCAATGCGGTAAAGCGTATTGCCCGACACAACGTAGCCGTAACCACCGTATTGCCACAAGCCCCGCACGGGGCCGGTGCCCACGGCGACTAATAACTGAAGCCCTGGCGCTCTATTTAGAAACGCAGGTTCTAGACCGCCCTCGGCGACCACCTCGGGGAACAAGTTGATCATACGGTTGTCGGCAGCGTTGACGCTGCGAGCCGTGTATGCGGAGCCGAGGATAGGCGACTTCATCAATAATTACCGGCAAAGATGTTGAACCGTTGACGCGTCGCAACAATCGAATAAGGCAACGACATAATATCGTCAGGGTTGTTGATGCGTTTCAAGTTGCGCTTAGAGTACATGGCGATGCGCGACACTTGGGGTGAAGGCTCGACACCAAACTCAGGTGCAATTTCACACGCCAAGTTGTAACGGAAAGCGCGAAGGTAGCCTGGCGGGAACGCCAAGGGCGTAGACAACAACGCGGGGGTAGTTAGTTCTTGCACCGACACAATGTGCCATTCCAATACCTTGGTGGGCACCGGATAGACGGTCATCGTAATGTCGGGGTAAGTCATGTTGACAAACATGACTTGAGGGTAGGTAGACGTCACGGTCTTGACCGCAATGCCGTTGTACTGCTGTTGGTTGACTAGCTTAATGCCAAACGAAATGTTAGACGACGGATCACGAAAGTAAGTCGAGTCATCTACTAAAATAGGGCGGTTGCCCACAAAGTCGCCCGTGGGGCCGAGCGTGCGCGTAGCAAAGTTTGGTAACCAAGAGAAGACTTGGTCTTGGGTAGAAAACACCGACAAACGCTCGGTGTTCCATGAGTCAATCATCTGATTAAGTGCGGCTAACGCGTCATTAGCGGTCGCAGCCGACGGTTCTTCACCTTCAGCCAGTTGACCGATTAGGCGTAACGCCCCATTGATTTGATCACCGGCTGTGGTTGTGGTCATGCCTACTCCGTTTTACGACGTCGTTTTAACTCATTCACAGGCGCAGCCTCTTCTACTGGCGCGTCTAAATTATATACTTCCCACCCGTTTTTGACGTCAGCTTGGGCTTCCAAATCGGAAATTGCCACCTTGCTGCCGTGGATTGGGTGCTTTAGGTAAATGTGCATTTGAAATCCCGTTGCGAGGGGCGAGGATCGCCCGCCCCTCTACGCATTAACCTGCGATGCGGTAAGCGACGTAAGTTGCGTCAGCGGTCTTGCGAACGCGCCAATTGCAAGCTGTATTAGCCGAAACTGCTGCAACACCAACCAAAGTCACGCCGGTGTTAGCCGTAACCGTAGCGGCGTTTGTGCCACCGATGTTGATGATGTGAAAGTCAAACGAACTGTTGACTTTCATGCTTGAGAACGCTGCGTCAAGATCAGTGCCCAAGGGCATGGTCAAGGCAACGGCTGCGCCAGTATAAGTGATGATACCGGTTGCCAATTCAGCGGCGGTCAGAGTGGCCGCTGCTGTTTTAGCTACTGGTGCTTGTTGAGTTCCGAGGATAACCTCGCCGAGATTGCCATCACCAATTTGATAGCCACCTGCGCCATTTGGAAGTGCCATGTTGAAATTCCTTTAAAAAGTTTAGAAGAGGGGGCTTGCGCCCCCACTCTGTTTAGCCCCACATACGGACGGCTGTGACCGGACGAACCGCATTAAAGCCGTACAACACGTCAATACGGCAAGGCATACGGTCGTTGTTGATATCGTACTGACGTACGATACGCAACGAAATACCGTTATGCACTTGGCGCGAAGCCATGTCCACACCTTGTGGCAACAGCAAGTCAGCAGTCGCCAACGTGATCGCATCTTTGTGATAGATCAAGTTTTGCGGGTATGTTGTAGCTGATCCACCCAAGAACGTCAGCACAGCGCTAGCAGCGGGGAACGAATCCACGGTAGCCAAAGCGTTTGCAGGAGTGAAGATAGGTGGCTGAACTGTCAGCGTTGCGGTAGTTGTTGACGAAACAGTTACGTCAGCAGTTACGACAAATTGCTGCAAGGCGCCAGTTGATTGACGGGTTTGTGGGTTGACTGCATACACGCCAGCAATGGTGAACACGTCACCGATCTTGAACGTGGGTGAGCCGCTTGTGAAGCTGATGGCAAGTGATGTTGCACCTTGGGTAGACACAGCAGTTGCCACGATTGGGGCAGTTGGTGTGACACCGGTTGTGTGCTGAACAATCGACTGCGACATATTGATCTCGTCTAAGCCCAATACGCCTTCGCCCATCATACCGTTTTTGAACTGACGGCTGATAGTACCAGTTGGGTTAAACAGACCTTTTAAGCCCTCGACCAAACCGGCGTTGGCGGCTGGGTTAACAGTCGCATAACGTGGGTTCATGGGTGTGGCAAACTCGTTCAGTTTTTGCTGTGCTTGGAGCAGAACCAGCGAAGTCGAAGGAGTTGTGCCAGGTGTGCCCACCGAGTTGTAAATGCCTTTGTAGGCAGTTGCGACGTCAGCGTCAACGCTTGATGCCAACTGTGAAACGCGAGGCTTGAGAACACGTTCTGCGAAGTCATCCAACTGCATAGTGAGTTCGGCAGAGGTGAAGTTCACGCCAATGTGCTTTTGACTTGCGACAGTCAAAGTTGTGAACTGTTCGTTGTCGTCTTGCACTTGCAAGGCGGCACCGTCAGTTACCAACGCGCGATCGGGTAAACGAATACGCAGGGTTGAACCAATTTTTGCGCCTTCAACGGCGAATGAATCGTCGTACTGACGATTGACGTTGCGACTGATCACCAAGTTGTTCTCGAGGATTTCGAGGGATTTACGGGTGATCATGTCAATGGTTAGAATGCTATTTGCCATGATAATTTCCTAAAATAAGTTAGCGGAGGCGCGCTTCGTGCTTCTTTACCTGACGCAATCTTTCTGCCTCAATCCACTCGGAAGTAGACATTGACTTGATAGAGCGTGGATCAGTCGTATCGTATGCCGGTGAGCCGGTCGTACGGGCTGAAACAGGTGAAATAGGCGCTGGCGCGTTTGAAGTCTTTTTAACCGGTGGGTTTGCGGCTAACTGAGCCTCAATCTTCCCGATCTCTTTGGCTTGCATGATAGGCGAAAGACGTGAAATCCGTTCCGCTTCTCGGGGGTTTGCACCTAAGTGGTAAGCCACTTCGGGGCCGTTGTCCGAGGCCTGAATGGTTTGGGCCATCACGGTAGTAATCGGCAAATTCGGGTTGTATGCGACTTGTTCAAAGTCCTCATACTTCGCACGAACTTCCTCTTCCTTGTCGTGATAGGTTTCGAGTATTTCAGCTTGTTGCTTGCGTTGCTCGCGCTCCGCTAGTTTTTGCTCTGCACGTTGTTCTGCCAATGCTTCGACATAATCTTCGTTTGAGGCAAACTGCTCGGGCGTGACCGGTGCTTGAGGCGCAACAGGTTGAACTGCTCTTTCCCTTTCCCACTTTCGCTGCTCGCGTGCGAGCCGCTTGCCGATGGCTGCGTCTAATTCCTCTTGTGAGAAGGTCTTAGGTGCTGCTTCGGGTACTTCCGGCGCAGATACTTCAACTACCGGTTCTGCCGTAACTTCCGGTGTCGGCGCGGGCACTTCCGCTTGGCTTACTTCGTCTGACATTTGTAACTCCGAGGAGTCCTGGTGGATCGCACCAGTACGATTAGTATATTACTTAGACTACACGGGCGCAAGCACCCATGATTGTGTTGCTTCATCCCACATATAAGGCCCACCTGTTGAGGGGTAAGGCACAGGGGCTTCCCATGTGTAAGTTTGAGTGTTTAGAATCCATGATGGATAAGGTTGTGGCGCGTAAAACACACCAACTACACCGTCTTGAACAACGGTCGTGTCAAGCGTGTAGCCAAGTCCGGCATAGTTTGCGCGTAAGGCTACGCCGCCATCAGGCTGACCGTCAGGGCCGTAATGCACGTTGCCACGGGTGTTGTATGAGGTCTGCCACCACCAACTTGGGTCACCTTCGGCACCCGAGTCAATAAACGATTGACTAGCCGCAATGACATTATCAACAATGCCTTTGCCGTCTGTAAGTGTGGGTACTCTTGCAAAATAACTCATGCTGTGTAACTCCCTGACGCCGTAAATTTCAATATTGTGTTTGCACCGCTAGTTGTAACTGTTGGTGAGCCTGTCGTTGTTCCGGTGTAATTTGCAGTTGGGACGGATAGGATGACTACGCCTGAACCACCAGATGCGCCAGCAAGGTTGGTGTTTGCACCACTACCGCCACCGCCACCACCTGTATTTACAGTACCGGCTGTGCCAAGCGTAAATCCGGTTCCACCGCCACCGCCACCACCCGTGCCGCCCGTTCCTGTTCCAGAACCCGCACCACCACCGCCCCCTGCGTAATTTACAGAAGAACCAGTAATAGACGATGCTGACCCTGCGCCACCTTGACTTCCAGTTGCGCCGCCCGTAGCACCGACAGCAGATGCGCCACCGCCACCGCCGCCATAAGTTCCGCTACCCGCACCACCATTACTACCCTGACCAGAAGTACCCGCACCGCCTGTACCAGCATTACCCGCACCGCCGCCGCCTGAACCACCCGCTGCACCGGCAGTACCGTTTGTTTTACCGCCACCACCGCCAGTTGCCGTAATTGCAATGCTAGAAATGACGGAGTTAGAACCGTTAGCTTGGGATGCCCCGCCAGCACCAACCGTAATTGTGTAGGTTGTTCCTGAAACAAGAAAAGCAGTTGATGCTAACAAACCACCCGCACCGCCGCCACCACCGTTGTCAACAGAAAAAGTACCGTTACCGCCGCCACCGCCGCCCGCAACAACAAGATAAGAAATAGAATATGCAGGGACTAAAGAGCCTGATGAAGTAAACGTATGGATTGTGTTTCCGCTTGCAGAGGTAACCGTACCACCGGAAAACACTTGCGATCCGGCGTAAGAAATAATGACAATACCTGAACCGCCTGAACCACTTGTCCCATTTGCTGCGCCATCTCTAGCACCCGCAGCACCGCCACCACCACCGGTGTTTACCGTACCGTTAGTTCCGTTTGCATTGTTAGCGCCGCCTGCACCGCCACCACCTACACCGCCTGCGCTTGATATTGCAGAGGCGCTACCTCCGGCACCGCCTCCTCCTCCATAAGTTACAGAAGAGCCGCTAATTGAAGACGCTGTACCCGCACCCCCCCCGCCGCCGGTGTTGCCCGACGCGCTGCCGCCCGCAGCATTTGCGCCTCCGCCGCCGCCTGAACCATTAGACGCACCCGTTCCCCCCGAATTACCTTGTCCTGATGTTCCCGCACCACCGGCAAGCCCTGTTCCACCACCGCCGCCTGACCCGCCTGTTGCGCCCGCAATGGTGTATCCGCCGCCGCCGCCGCCTGTTGCAGTAGCAACGCTGCTTATGGATGAATTGCTGCCGTTAGCGCCATTATTGCCAGTAGTGTTAGTTGTACCCGCACCGCCCGCGCCAATAGTAATTGTGTATGTTGAAGTTGTAAGTAAAGCCGCTGTTGACGTTAATAATCCGCCCGCACCACCACCGCCTGCGCTGCCATTAAGGGCGATTGAGGCGTTGCCTCCCGCACCGCCGCCCGCCACAACAAGATACGTTGCAACAACTGGCGCGGGGCCAAATATGGCTTGAAAGAGGGTGTGGTAAGCAAACATTAGTATGTGTAACCTTGTGAAGCTGTGCCGTACCAGTTTGTGCCATCTGCAATAAACGCAAGAATGTCTAGCTTACCGACCGTTGCGGTAATGGTTGGTGCGCCAATTGAACCCCACTTAACACCCGTAAACGTGGCAGTTGTAGCCGTGCCGGATGCGGGTTGTTTGAGCAGCAAGGTAAACGACTTACCGGCAGTAGCCGTGGGCATCGTAAACGTACAAGCCGTGGCAGAGGTCAACGTAGCCGTCAAGATCGTACCGGCAGTAATTGCCAGCGTAGCAGATGCGCCGACCGTGCCGCTTGCAACAATGGTTTCGGTGTAAGCGGTTGGTACAAAACTAGTTGATGATGTAAGGGTTGTAAAAGCACCCGTATTAGGCGTTGTAGACCCAATGGCTGGAGGGCTCACAAGGCTTAACGTGCCGCCTAGCGTCAAGTTGCCCGACGATGTGACCGTACCGGTCAGGGTCAAACCGTTGACCGTACCTGTACCGGCAACAGAAGTCACCGTACCCGTAGCCGCTGTCGTCCATGTAGGCACAAAACCCGCACCGGCTGAAGTCAACACTTGGCCAGACGTGCCCGCCAAAGTGGCTAAAGTTAAGCCTGATGCAATGTCTAAAGTTGTGACGTTGGCTGACCCTGCGGTTGTAGCACCAAGGCTTGTACCGTTAATTGAGCCACCAGTAATGGCAACGCTACTAGCTGCTTGGACTGCCATTGTGCCAAGACCAAGGGCTGTGCGAGCCGCAGAATCAGTTGTGGCGCCCGTGCCGCCATTGGCAATAGCCAACGTACCGGCAAGAGTAATTGTGCCCGAGCCCGTGACCGGCCCGCCGGAAGTGGTTAAGCCTGTTGTGCCGCCCGACACATCAATGCTTGTGACCGTACCGGAACCGGCAATGTTCTGCCAGGTAGGCGCCGACGCACCGTTAGATGTCAACACCTGACCGGACGTACCAGTTGCACCGGCTAACGACAAGGTCGAATCAATGCGTAGCGTTGTAACTGTAGCGGCGGCAGCAGTAGTACCGCCAAGAATTAAGCTGTTGGCTGTACCGCCGGTAATGGTAACCGCCGAGGCATTCTGTACCGACATCGTACCCAAGCCGGTAATGTCGGTGCTAGGGATGGTCGCCGAGGCAGTCATGGCTGCTGTGCCATTGCCCTTGACGTAACCCGTTAAAGTTACCGCACCTGTACCGCCGTAAGGCACCGTAATGGTTGAGCCATTCCAAGCACCGGCAAGTACCGCACCGGTCAACGTTAAGTTGCGAAAAGTTGCATCACCCGAGGCATCTTTGATGGACATTGTGCCTGTAGCGGCGGGCACGGTAATCGTAAAGTTACCGACTGCATCAGCAGAAGATAAAGTGGTTGTGCCGCCTAGTGTATCGGCATCAAAAATTAAGCGGCTCATGGCAACCCTTTATTCGTAGATGACAGTTGCAGCGACCGTACCACTAAGCACCACGTTCAACCCTTGGTTAAAAAATGCCCCGTCTAAAGAGCCAAAAGGGTAAAAGGTCGCGCCAACGGGTGTAAACACACCGACCATTGTGGTGGCGGTGCCGGTCTGCACGTCATAAATGGTGATTGTAGGCGTACTGGAAGCAGAACTTACAAAGATGCCCCTGAGTTTGCCAGCACCGACTTTGATCTGTTTAGACGCCGTGATGTAGGTGTAATTTGCCATGATATGCCTTACGAAAGGAACTTCAATTTGTATAAAGTAGAAAGATACAATTCGACGATTCCGTCGATTAAATTCTGTAAAGCTGAATCATCTTTGCCGCAGACTTCGTAGCGATATTTTTCAATGTCTTCAAGTTGATCTTCCAAAAACTCGGTGACATTAGCCGTTTTCTTAGATGATTGCAAAGTGATTGCACCAATCATGCCGTGGCGGCCTTGATACGCCTCTGCAAACCCGTCAGCCAAGTCAATGATGTTTTCATAGAACTTTTGCAGCGCTTTGTGTTTAGCGTAGCTGCGAGTGTTCAAATGCACCGAATGGGTTACATCGCGCGCTAGGAAAAACATCCCTACGAAATCGTTGCACTTCATTGTGGCTGCTCCATCATTGGGGGCGGTTGCATTTGATCGGGTGGCATCATGCCTTGATCCATAGGTGGCTGCATCATGTCTTGTTCCATAGGTGGCATCTCAAACTGCTGGCGCTGCGGGGCGCCACCAATCAGATCACCCGTATCCATCGCGGCTGCAACCGTACCCATCACGATGTCTTGAATCTGCTCAAAAGTCATGCCCGCTTGGACTGCTGAGATACGTTTGGTTTCAGCATCAAAGGCTTTAATCTGCGCTTCATAGTTCTTGCGCTCAATGTCTTGGGCTTCCATAGACTTAGACACGTTTTGCAGCATGGTGTGCATCTGTTCCATCTCTTGCGCCATCGCTTGCATCTGCTGCTCGGCGGCTTGCAAGGCTGGGTCTTTGTCACCGTCATCCATCAACTTAGGATCAATGGTCTTGGCAAAACGTTTGGCCATCTCTTGGGCGCCAGGCCAATCCATGTTCTTAATGAACAGATCGCCCGCAACCGACCACAATTGTGGGTTGCCTTGCAACAATTGACCCATTGACTCCAACGCTTCTTGGCGTTTGGTCATGTAGCTTGGGCCGGTCGTGACCATCACGTCGTACGTTCCAACGCCAGGGTTGTAAATCTTGTCTATTTCTAACCCGTTTTGGTCAACTATTTTCTTGACCGGCTCGGCTTGCATAGGGTCGATCTTAGCTGAGTCAGGCTCACCGTCCTCGCCCATGATTCTAGCTACCCGCTGCGTGTCGTAAATCTTTGGCACTAAGCCAATGATTTGGCGTGTGATGTGCCGAATGGCGCGCGCTAAGTTGTCAACGTAGTGATAGGTGCCGGTGTCGGTCTGACGCTCACGCGCCATGATAGCCTTGCCTGAACGCTCATTAGACGTTGCACCAAGGCTAGAGTCATATTGCCCAGTAGTGGATTTAATATCGTCGCTAGCACCCGCTTTGGCTTGCAGCAAGCCGCTTGACGCCATAGGGGGTTGGGCGCGTTGGGGGAGTGGTAATGCACTACCCGCACCGTCGGTCACATCAGGGTTTACCTCTAGATATGGCCAGTTGGTCGTGTTAGCTGTTTTCCATTGCGTTTCGTAGCCCTCAAACTGCCCGCCGTAGCCGATAAACGGTGCTTTGGGCGCCAAAGCCAACATCTCAGCCTCTTGGCTTACCCAATAGTTGTACATCCGCTGTGCATCCTTGGCATTGCGAACAATGCCCGACACATGAATGCGCCCGTCAATCTCAAATTCGTTGCCAACCACCCGCACAACCGGAATCCAATCGCCCGCCCAATCGTTATGCTCAAGCACTTCAAAGCCGTTAATCTTGCAATGTTTGACCTTTTTGACATCCACAATACGGCTTTTGATCGGCTTCATGCCCATCTGAACCATTTGCTGGTCTTCAGGCGAGCCCTTCATGGCGCTTACGTTGCCGTAGTAAAGGTTTAGCGTAGCTTTTTCATGCTCGACGTAGTAATAATCGGCAATCCGAATGGTATCTACGCTTAACCACGGTGCGTAGGATTCGTTACCCACGCTTTGCGCTTGGAGCGAGGACACGGGTTGTGCGTCAGGAAACATACGCTCAAAGTCTTCGAGCATTAAGTCTTCGGTCACAAAACACCATTGGGCGTCTGAGCCGCACGGGTCTTGGATGGTCGGATCCATGTAGACTGAGAATGAGTTGCGAATACGCCCGATCTTGATGTTCTGATCAAACGAATTGGGGCTTTCGTACTCGGTCAGCAGCCGAATGTAGCCTTCGCCATACGCCACTTGGTTCTCACAAGCGGTGTCGTATGCCACATCCGCGTCGGACATATACTCAATGTGACGCACCATGCCGTTGAAAATCTCGGCGACTTCAATGTCAGCTTTGTCGTCAGCGGGGATTACTTTTCCGCTTGGTCGATTTTGGCGTTGGTCGTTGGTGACTTGTCGGACGTGCTGGGGGAGTTTGTTGATGGTAAGGCAGGGGCGCGCGTTGATGGTTTGGCCTTGAACCGAGCCCCGAGTAGCCAACACGTCGGCTGGCCATTGGAACTGATTGTCGGGGCTTGCTGCGTAGAATCGAAGATCATCAAGTTCATCCTCACGGCTATCAGAATAGGCAGATATCGCCATTGTCATGCGATGCAATGCGGTTTCTATGATGTCTTTGTCTTTCATACCAATCCGATTACGTCCTTGTCTTTCATCAGGATCAAATCTTCGTACTTGCGGTCAATTGTACCGCTGTACATGACGTGATCACCTACGGCAACCATTAAGGGCCGTTTAGAGTCTTTCTTGCCTCGCCCGACTGCCACGACCACGCCTGTGCGGGTGTCTTCCTCGGGTAGGATTAGCAACCCGCTTTGCACAAACGGGTCAGGGCGTACCGCAATGTTGTCGTTTAATGGTCTGATCATTTCTTTTTTGCAGTTTTGGCTGATTGTTTGAAATCTTTAGCGGTTGGGGCGTTTTTTGACCCGACTTTGTTCATTTTCTCGCCCGAGCCCTCTTTAATGCGCTCGCGTTTTGCGTGAATATTTGCGTAGAGTCCAGTTTTCAACATTTCCACCTTTTTAAAGATGCCTTTGCACGTTCGCCATCCTTGGCATGGGCTGCAACCGCACCCATTCTTGCACAAAAGGACGCCTTGCGCCCTTTATCTGCTTCGGTCTTAGGATTGGGGGCGGGTGCTTTTAGGTTTGAGCCCGTTTCCGCATTGTACTTGGCTCGGCCCTTGGCAGTTAACCCCGCGCCTTGAGAGGCGGGCAATTTCTCGCCACGCCCCACAGATAAAGATACGGATTTCTTAGCCATTATGCGCAGTGAATGATTGCAAAGTTAAGGACAACAGCTTCAGCGAGTGGGTTTGCGCTAATGTTACGCAAGGTGATGGTAGCCGAGCCCGCCGCCATGCTAGACACAAAAGCGTTGTAAGACGCTGACGTGCCGTTGGTCACATTTAAAAGCAACACGTCTTTGGCTGACAACACGCTGTTGGTCAGTGTAAAAGTTACGTTTGTGGTTGCAGCCAAGGAGGCTGCGTTCAAGGTAATCTGACCGGCAGAGGCGTTAAGCGTCACACCGGTAGATTTGCTTGTAAGTTGAGTGACCGCACCTTGTGCCGGAGCTCCATAACCAATCTCTGTGTCTGCGTAAACAGTTGTACCTTCGATTGTGCTAGGTGTTGTTAGGCCAATAGGCGAATTGTCAACGGTACCGCCAGAGATAATTTGATCGCTAAAAGCGACACCGATTGCTTGTGTATTAGGCATTTCAAGCTCCCATCCAAGAAGTTTGTAAACTATTAGTTGATTGACTACGACGTTTAGGTTCTGCGTACTCACGGTGCGCGACGGGGAATGCAAACGTCACGCATATAGCATCTGCTGCATCAGGCGAGGCTAGGCCCCGCGCTTTCATGTCCTTCTTAGACTCTAAAAAGATCGTACCTTTAGAGTCGGGCTTCATTATGGGTGATATTAAATCAGTTTTAAGCACTCTGTCACTAGGAATCGATGCAGTTTTGAGCCATTGACGCATATCACCCCACATCTGAGCCCTTAAATTACCATACATCAGCGGATTTTTTGATTTATTGCCAAAATTGACACCCCTAATCTTGTACCGCTGCTCTTTTAGACGATCCACAACGCCCCCGCCCACGCCACCTTCGTCAATCACGACCAACGCGGGCTTATATTCCTCAATACACTCAATGACATGGCCCACCACGGTCATCGTATCGTCGCCTTTGAAGCGTTTGATGCCAATAATGTCACGCCCTTGGCGTATGGCGATCACGGTTGAGTCAGAACCGAACCGTGCAGGGTCAACGCCCACGATAATGGGGGCGGACAGGTCTTTGAGCCGTGGCCGACGCATGGCTTCATCAACGATTGATGACGATATAAACTGATCATCCCCCGCTGACGGGAAGTCACCGTAGACTTCGACTGCCGCTTGAGATGAATCTGCACCATACTCGTCGATGATCTGCTGGTACACCGCCTTGTCCGTACCCTCGACCGTTCTAGCGTCCACAATCTTAGTGTTCCAAAAGTCACGCTTAGAGTTGTGGCATTCGTAGAAGTAGCCGGTGTTGCGACGCGGGTTCGAGAACGCCAACCAAAAACGGTTAGGCGTGTTTTCGGTAAAGAAGCCAGCGGTGACCGCCCAAATAGCGTCGTCAATACCGGACGCCTCGTCAAAGATTACCATTACGCCGTCGTAGTTGTGAACCCCCGCGTACGCGTCAGGGTTCTCGCTTGACCACAAGCGCCCTTCCACCGACCAATAGCGTGTGCCTTTCTTTAGATCACGCTCAACCAGTTCTGTAATCCACTTGGCGGGCATGAGCCGTGTGGCGCTGACTTCAAACCAATGGCTGTTGAGTGACATGGCTAACCACTTGGTAATCTCGGCCCAGGTGACGCTTCTGAGCTGTGACTCAGAGTTTGCCGAGATGATGGTAGTCGAGCCAATCCGTGTGGAGAGCATCCATAAGGTAAGCCAACTGACTAGCGCCGACTTGCCAATCCCGCGACCGGATGACGTTGCCATCCTGAAAGTGTCAAAGTCAATCTTGCCGCCGTTCTGCTTAATGTGGGCAGTCAAGTCAGACAGCACTTCGCGCTGCCACCGGCGTGGGCCGGTGAAGTTTTCAAGCGGGGTGCCTTTCTGACCCCAAGGGAACGCGTACAAGACAAAGGAGAGGGGATCGTCTTTGATCTTAGGCGCCCAGAGGCGGCTCATTAGAGCCATCTCTTCGTCTGGGGAGTAGAGGGGGGTTTGCATAAGGCTGATTGTAAATGAAGAAATAATAATAAAAAATAAATTTTTGGGGTGAACCCTCCGCTAGCTAGGGCTCCTCGCAGGGCCCTCCCCCCCCCACCCCTGGCTGTTGCGCTGCAACATTGCTGCACTGCGGCATAGGGTTGTTGGACAACTTACATCTCTAGTTGTTGGACATCTGTCATCTAGTTTTCCAACGACTAGATGTCCAATGTCTGACAACGTACTTGTTGCGTTGCAACATGACATGATGCATTGCAACATTCACAGCTCGAGCATTGTGCAATGCAGCATAAATATATTTGATTATTGTGAGCTTTTGTGAGCATTGTAAGTATTTGTGTGTTATACTATGTATTCCTAATCTGATTTATCACACAAGGAAATAACATGGCAAAGTACAAGCTAGATGTAAAGCGCGATGTCGACACAGACGAGTCAGGCTCTTTCATATTGAACCTAGTCTATGGCTGGAGGTTCTATGACGACCTAGTGCACGTGCGTGGTTACGATTCAATGAAAGAGCTGCGCGATGCGGTTAAAACTGACGTTATACCCTGTACATGTCGCGAGTGTATTGAGCAAAAATAGTCCGGCTGCAGAGCCCTTTCTCGCTGCCACCTAACCCGATTTAATCGAACAAGGAAATAAAATGCTATCAATATCATCCGATGCAAAAACAGTAAAAGGCCTCAAGCTTGGTTTTCTAACAGGCATACTGTATCTCACACCTAGCGATCTCTCAGGCCAACAGGTTTGCCCTATGGCCAAGCTTGCAGAATGCGAGGCGCCATGCTTGTTTAGTGCCGGCCGTGGCGCGTTTACTAGCGTACAAATTGCGCGCCTATCAAAAACAGATTGGTTTTTTAACGATCGTGAATCGTTTATGGCCGAATTGATCGATAGTGTTTTTGCTTTAATCCGTCAAGCCATGCGGCAAAGTTTAACGCCAGTGGTACGCCTAAACGGCACTAGCGATATCAGATGGGAAAGCATACCGGTTACATATAAAGGTATTACATACACAAGTATTTTTGCCCTATTTCCACAAGTACAGTTTTATGACTATACCAAGCTTGCTAACCGTAAAAACGTACCAAGCAATTACGATCTGACATTTTCCTATAGTGGCGCGCTGGCATACCAAAAGTATGTACAGCAAGCCATTGCTAGCAAAATGCGTATTGCTGTGGTGTTTAGAACCGTGGCCGATATCCCCAAAAGCTTTTTGGGTTTGCGCGTGATACCTGGCGATAACTCGGATATCCGTCACGTAGAACCCAAAAATCGTATTGTGGCCTTATATGCTAAAGGCCAAGCCAAAAAGGATACAGGCCCTTTTGTAGTTGATACCCTTCGTAAAATTATCCCCATCAAGCTTGCAGCATAAACCCCACGGCCACGCGAGTGGCCATCACTTGGAGCAATAACTATGTCAGAGAAAATCCACGCCACGCTAGCAGCAATACTTATGAGTATTGCTTTCTTACTCTCACTCTATCTTTAGGTTCAAAATGACCATTTCCCTAATCGCAGCGGCACTAGTCATCATCACAATACTAGTCTTTGATTTATAACCCCTCTAAAACGAACCCGCTCAGGCGGGTTTTTTTATGCCACCTATACATTCACCCCTAATTAACCATAAAATGCGCTAACGTGTATCAGGGAGAAACCATGGCACAAGTAATTGAAAAGAAAAGAAGAGGATTGCATAATCTTGCTTACACCGAGCGCGAGATATGGCCTCAGATCCTTGAGCGCATCTCAAGCGGTCAAAGCTTAGTGGGTGCCGCTAAATCGCTCCAGATCCCCTATGCTCAAGCCAAGTATCACTTGCGACAAAACGAAGATTTAAAAAAGAAGTATTACTTAGCCATAGAAGAGCGTGGCGACTACCTAGCGGATGAGCTAGTTGATCTTGCCGATGAGATGCCACCACCAGACCTTGATCCATCCCTGATAAACACCTGGGTGAATCGCCAGAGGCTTAGGATCGATGCACGGAAATGGTCGGCATCAAAGCTTCGACCAAAACAATGGGGCGACAAAATTGACGTAAGCGTTACACACACACAAATATCCATTGTCCAGGCACTTGAACAAGCTGAGGCTCGGCTTTTGGATGTCACGGACATCACCCCAAACGAACCTAAAACTCTAGATTAGCGGTACAGCGGTACTAGCGGTACATAGCGGTACAATCGATATCTGTATATGTACTGCTAACCCCCCAAGGTTAGCGGTACAGGGTATGTATCCTTAAGGAGTACCAGTACCGCAGTACTGCTAATTTTGCTCACTTTTTGAGCAAATTATGGATTTAGCGGTACAAGCACCCTCAATCACCATCCGACTCTTTTTTGTACGATTTCGGCATAACATACCCTACTTCATGTCGCCCTGGGCGCTTCTCAATGGGGGCTTCAAATGGCGTATAAATGGCGTTAATCATGCCACGCGCAACCATGGCATCGATTACCTCAAGGGCTTGATTCTTGTTGCCACCGATACGCTCGGCGAGTTCAGTTTTAGTGCGGTATTCAGTTTTATTGAGTAAATTCAGCGCCGATATAACCGCCTCCTCCTTTTGTTTTAACAATAATTGTCGGGCTGCTAAATCGGCATCCTTTCGGTTCTTTTCTTTAACCTTTGCTATCTCACTTTTACCACCAGCTTCAACGATTTCAGGCACCCCATGGATTAGGGTTTCGGTTATTTTGTTGCCCAAGATGTCATGTGTCTGAATCACGTTAACACTTGCGCCAAACAGGATTCCGTCCGCACGGGCAAAGAATCGATGCTTGGCTGACACAATCTCAAGCCACCGTTTGCCATCATCTTCTTTAATCATGTACATGACTTGGTTAGCGTCAGCTTCCCATGCACCGGCACCGCGGGCGCTGAAATCGACCACATCGGCGCGTTTGAGTGCTTTGGCAATATGGCCAACCAACACAAGTGGGATGCCCCTGAACTTCTGTTTTAAGACTGCCATGGCGCGTCCGACCTCGCTGTTGTCGGACTCATTTTCGAGATCAAATACGCTGTTGTTGGTATCAAACACCACAACGGGGTTAGTGCGGTATACCTCACCGTCTGCACTGATGTTATCAACTGCCATGGTTTCATAGAATGGTGCGACTTGGGCGACTATCTCGGGGGCTAACCGTGCTGCGGCAACCACCTTGATCCATTCGGACACCTCTTTGGCGGTACGCACCCCAAAATGCCCTGCTTCACGCATCGATCGCAATATACGCAATGCTTGTTTAGGATCCTCGGATACCCAGATCAACTTACGCCTAAGTAGTGGTTTAAGGGGATCGTCTGGGTCACATAGATGGGTGACACGGGTAAGGAGGGGCAACAATTGGGTGGTCTTGCCCGATGCTGCTGAGCCAACCACCAAAACCACGCCTGCTTCCATCATGCCGTCTAACACGTACTCGGTAGGGGGGATATTGTCTAGATCGTAATGCACGAAGGTAGACAAAGGGTGGGGCAATTGCTCACGGATCAAGTTCTCGGCTGCGGCGTCCCCAAGTGCTGCGGAGGCGCCGATGTCATGCTCGGGAGCGTAGCGGGCAATACTTTCGGCAATACGCTTAACATCGGACGCGGGTAACGGAATATCGCACCGCTCGGCGTTTGCTGCGCTAATGGCTGCAAATATTTCGCTGCTTGAGAAGCCATTACGACGCATAGAACCCGCCATAGACGCCAATCCCGCATTACGATTACCGGTGATCAACTCACCATCTGTTGCCGTCACGATGACTTTGCGTACTGCCATCGCTGCTAACCACGTTTCTGGTATCGCAAAGGGGCTAATCCCGTCTGTAGGATCGCCGGACGCTTCCCATGCGTACTCGCGGTCATTCACGCTTGAGGGGGTAACAACGAAATACCGACCATTTGCCAAAAAGTCCACACCTCGGCGCAACTCACAACTTTTTAAACCCTCGCGCGACTGTGCAATGTAATGCTGCCCGCCACCTGCGGTCAGTTGGCATATACCATCAGGTACGGCGCCGTGCTCTGCTATGAAATCATCCCAAGATTCGCTGCCACCATTGCGCGGATCGATGTCAAACACCACAATGCCGCTCTTTTCACCTGCTGCAATACCGATATTAAAACTAGGGTTCTGCGCCCACCAGGCTTTGATCTGCTCGGGGTCGGTGGTCGCATCATGCACCCCATGGGCTGACGCTGGTCGCTTATCGTTTGGTATTAACGGTAAGACGTGCCAACCCCAAGATGCGTACTGCAAAGCCGCATCTAGCTTGCTTGTTGTGGTCATAAGGAGGCTCATGGTTTGGGGTCAAAATACTCAGACAATTTCTTGATCACTTCATAAGAAGGATTCTTGTTTGCACCGTTTTTGATGTTTAACAAAGTGTTGTAATGCACCCCCGCCAACTCCGCAACAATAGGCACCGACCTATCGTGCATCAACTCCCTGATTTGCTCAATCGTCAACATTTTTTGCACCTTTTTAAATTAAATTGAATTATCTTGTTGACACAATAACATTGATCGTGCAATAATTCAATCAATCGCTAAACGGATACCCCAACAAGCGATCAACTTAGGAGAGCCACATGGCTATCAATCTTAGAAGCACGAAAGGTCTACACGCCAATGGTGTGAAGCTTTTAGTTTACGCACAAGCAGGTGCTGGCAAAACAAGCTTGATCCCCACCCTGCCAAACCCTGTTGTGTTATCGGCTGAAGGTGGGTTGTTATCAATTGTCGATGCAGACCTACCTTTTGTCGAAGTGTCATCTTACGACACGCTGATGGAAGCGTATCGTTGGTTGATTGAATCAGACGAAGCAAAACAGTTTGAGTCAATTGCATTAGATTCAATCAGCGAGATTGCCGAGGTGGTGTTAAACCATGAGAAGAAAATTGCAAAGGATCCTCGCCAAGCTTATGGTTCCATGCAAGAGCAGATGTATGACATTATTCGCGCGTTTCGCGATATTGATGGCAAACATATATATTTCACAGCGAAGTGTGAGAAGACTGCTGATGAGTCGGGGCGCATTCTCTACGCACCGAGTATGCCAGGCAACAAAACTGGTCAGGCGCTGCCTTACTTTTTTGACGAAGTGTTGGCACTACGCGTTGAGAAAGATGCTGAGGGCGTGGCACAACGTGCGTTGATGTGCGACTCGGATGGGATCTGGCAAGCTAAGGATCGCTCGGGCAAGCTTGACACTTGGGAAGCGCCGGATTTGGGTGCCATTATTTCTAAGATTGGGGGTTGATATGAGAAATGACCAAAATGCATTTCCAGTTACTTACGGTAGCGACGGAGTAGAACATGGCATGACATTACGTGACTATTTTGCGGCGGCTGCAATACAAGGCATTTTTGCTAGCACTGAATGGTCTGACGTTAGTTGGGATAGATGTAAAGCAATGGTTGAGGATTCATTCAATATAGCTGACGAAATGCTTAAAGCAAGGGAGAAATCATGATCCTCTATCAACAATGGCTCGACGCCAAAGCAGCAGAAAAGAAAGCGATGGATGATCGTCGCACGATCGAAGACCAACTAGTCGCAGACTTGGGCATTGCCAAAACCTTGGACGGCACCCAAAACGTCGAGGTTGAGGGCTACAAGGTCAAGATCGTTGGTCGCCTCGACCGTAAAGTGAATTCAGACAAGTTGCAAGACTTGGCTGCTGAGTATGGCCTAACTGAACACCTGTCTTCTTTATTCAGGTGGAAGCCTGAAATTAACGCAAGCGCATGGAAAAGCGCTGACCCTCGCATTACCGACCCTTTGCAAGACGCTATTACGACCACCAACGGTCGCCCCTCTTTCACAATCATCAAGGAATAAACATCATGGCACAGTTAGACGAAACCTTTAGCGCTGACACACTTCCCGTATCAGACCGCAATTTTGAGCCTTTGCCTGCGGGTTGGTATACCGCTGTGGTAAACGGTGCTGATATCAAAATGACCAAGGCTGGTACTGGCAAGTACATTGCCGTGCGTTACGACATCACTGGCCCAACGCATCAAGGGCGTGTGGTGTTTGGCAACTTGAACATTAAGAACCCAAACCCGACCGCTGAGAAGATTGGTCGCGAGCAATTAGGCGAGATTATGCGCGCCATTGGGTTAGCCACGGTTCAGGACACGGATCAATTGATCGGCGGTCAGTTGATGATTAAGCTGGACGTGCGCGAGAGTGAGCAGTATGGCGCATCGAACGACGTTAAAGGGTTTAAATCTACTGGTTCGGCACCACCGTCAGCAAAGGCAGCGCAAGCAGCACCCGCCAAGGCCGCGCCGCCTTGGGTTAAGAAGTAACACCATCAAAAACGCACCGAACCATAAGGTTTGGTGCAAATTTATCAACTTTGAAGGATTTAAAAATGTACAGACAAGACCTGATTAATGCCGGACGCGCAGCGCGCGCTTTTAGAAATCCTGATTTATCGATTGATCAAGAAGATGAAGAAGCCCATTTTAAGGCAGTCGAAAAGATTGACGAAATAGTTGTAAAAATGAAAGCCAAAAACCCAAATGATTTTTGGGTAGATGGTTCTCCCGAGTACCGAAAACTGACCGATGTTTGGGCAGCAGACCGTGCAGCACGTTTTTTTAACAGCACTAGGAGCTTAAAGTGATTGATTTAAATTTAACCGTAGCAGAAATTAATTCGATTATGACAATGTTAGGTCGCCAACCTTACGAACAGGTTGAGGGTTTGATTGCAAAAATCCGCGCGCAAGCGTTGCCGCAGTTGCCAAAGGCAGCAGAGTAAAAAAAGCAGGGGTGGTTAGGCAAGCATTCAAGGATGTCGTAGGTGCGTGTTTTTCTTGCCTTCCAACGCACAAGTAGTCACGGCCAAATTGACACCCCGCCCCCTAAAAAAATGCCCCTGACCTTGCGGTTGGGGGCAAAAAACTAAGGAGAGGTATCATGAAAATACCAGAGTCAGAATACACCATTTCAGCTTTGATTGACAAGCACCATGAGTCAATTCAGAGCGAGCCACGCCCCCACATGGGTGCCTCGGTGTTGGGCCACGTCTGCGACAGGTGGTTATGGCTATCGTTTCGTATGGCTGTTGTCGAGCGCTTCCCTGGGCGCATCTTGCGCCTGTTCAGACGGGGACAAGACGAAGAAGCCAAGGTTGTGTATGACTTGCGCGCAATCGGCATCAACGTGCAAAAGACGGGCGAGAACCAAAGCAGGGTTGACTTTGGTTGCCACGTTGGCGGTAGCGTGGACGGAATTATTGAATCAGGCGTACCTGAGTCACCCAACGCCCGCCACGTCTTGGAGATCAAGACGCACGGCAAGAAATCGTTTGATGATCTTGAAAAGAATGGGGTTGAGAAAGCAAAGCCTCAGCACTTTGTCCAGATGCAGGCTTATATGCTTGGGCTAAAGCTTGACCGCGCTTTGTATTACGCCGTCTGCAAAGATGACGATAGGATATACACCGAGCGAGTCAAGCTAGATAAGGCCGTGGCACAAAAGGCGATCGACCGGGGTTATCGCTTGGTCAAAGCCGATCGTATGCCACCACCCATCAGCACCGACCCCACTTGGTTTGAGTGCCGGTTCTGCGCGGCGCATGAGTTTTGCCACAAGACCAAGCTAACCAAAGAAGTGAACTGCCGCACTTGTACCAACAGTACTGCGCGCGAGGACGGCACTTGGCATTGTGAAGAGTATGACGTGAATCTTGACTTTACTCAGCAAAAATGGGGTTGCGAGGCGCACGTCTTGCACCCTGACCTAGTGCCGTGGGGATACAAAGTTAAGGACAAAGCGGTCATTTGGATAACGCCCGACGGTGACATCAAGAATGGCGTGAGCGACTGGGAAACTTTCACAAGCCGTGAGATTGTGGCAAACCCCAAAGCCTGTGCTGCTGACGATAAATTTATTGGCGAGGCGCGTGAGATATTTGGTGCGAAGGTGGTGGGGTAATGCTTGATATGTGTCTGTCATTCCTATAAAATGGACTGACTGACACAAGGGGAATAACATGAAATGTGCATTTGATGAATGTGATCGTAACTCAAAATCAAAAGGTTATTGCGATATGCATTACCGAAGATTGCTGAAACGCGGCAATGTTAACGATTATGGAAGTAAAAAAGTTGACATTGGGAATGCAACTGAACGTTTTAATAAAAAATATCAAATTCAAGAAAATGGCTGTTGGTTGTGGACTGGCGGAACCAGATTAAATGGCAAAGGGGTGCCTTATCCGCGTCATTGGACTGATGATCTTAAATCAATAGGCGCACATAGATTTGCCTATGAATTAACGCATGGGGCGATACCAAAAGGAATGTACGTTTGTCATAAGTGCGATACGCCTTTTTGCGTAAACCCAGATCATCTTTTTGTTGGCACTCACTACGACAATATGCGCGATATGGTCCAAAAAAACCGATCGTTTACTGGCCGTGGCGAAAACAAAATTGGTCGATCAAAATTAACCAATGAACAAGCGCAACAAATAAGACTTATGCAAATTTCACAATCAAAAATTGCCGCATTGTTTGGGGTTAGCCAAACAACTATTGGGCGAATAAAGCGCAAAGAGAGTTACTAATGCAGCTTCGTGATTATCAATCTAGAAGTATTGAAATGCTTTACGATTGGATGGGAAAGAACCAAGGCCATCCATGTATTGTCATGCCTACAGGGTCTGGGAAAAGCCATGTCATTGCGGCGTTTTGCAAAAACGCGCTACAAGAATGGCCAGAAACGCGCATCTTAATGCTTACGCATATCAAAGAATTAATCCAACAGAATGCAGAAAAGATGTGTTTACATTGGCCAGGCGCACCGCTAGGTATTTATAGCGCAGGAATCGGCAAGCGTGAATTAGGGCAACCCATTACCTTTGCGGGGATCCAGTCTGTTAGAAATAGAGCAGAACAAATTGGCCATACCGATATCATTTTAATAGACGAATGCCATCTCGTGTCCCACAAGGACGAAGGTGGCTATAGGGGGCTAATTGCAGACCTTACGGCGATTAATCCTTATGTTCGCATAGTCGGGTATAGCGCCACGCCTTATCGCTTGGGGCACGGTTTAATCACGGATAAGCCCGCATTGTTCGATGCCCTGATTGAACCGGTCAGCATAGAGGAGTTGGTACATAAAAAATTTCTAGCAACCCTGCGTAGCAAACTGACATCTGAACGCTTGGACGTGAGCGGTGTGCATAAGCGCGGCGGCGAGTATATCGACTCAGAGTTGCAAGCAGCGGTTGATAACGCTGACAAGAACATTGCCGTGGTGCGCGAGGTGATTAGGCTAGCGGGTGATAGGCGCGCCTGGTTATTCTTTTGCGCTGGCGTCAAACACGCGCAGCACGTTTGCGTTGAGCTCACCCATCAAGGTGTCACGGCTGCGTGTGTGACCGGCGACACACCGAAAGCCGAGCGCGATCGGATCCTGACAGAGTTTAAAGCGGGGCGTATCCGTGCGCTGACTAACGCCAACGTGCTAACAACTGGATTTGATTATCCCGACATTGATCTGATTGCCATGCTGCGCCCAACCATGTCAGCGTCACTCTATGTGCAAATGGCAGGGCGTGGGATGCGCCCCAAGAGCCACACCGATCATTGCTTGGTCTTAGACTTTGCGGGCGTAGTCGAGATGCACGGGCCAATCACCAACGTGCAACCACCAAAGAAAGGTGGGTCAGGTGAGGGCGAGGCACCAGTCAAGATTTGCGACGTGTGCCATGAGATTGTTCACATCTCGGCGCACACTTGCCCCAATTGCGGCACACCGTTCCCCCCGGCGCCTGAGAAAAAATTGGTGTTGCGCCACGACGACATCATGGGCTTGGATGGCGTGGATATGCCGATCACAGACTGGCATTGGCGTAAGCACGTCAGTCGCGCTTCAGGCAACGAAATGATCGCCTTAACTTACTACGGTGGCTTAACTGACCCACCCATTACAGAGTACTTGCCAATTCTGAATCAGGGTTATGCCGGCAACAAAGCTATGACGCTGCTCCATGACATAGCACAACGATCGAACGCCACGCTATCGGGCATTAATCAAGCCGCAGAGCCATTGCACTATTTGGTGCAACAAATGAATCAGTCTAACCCGCCAGCCATGATTTCGTATAAACGTGATGGCAAATTTTATAAGGTGGTGAAGCGACTATGGCAACAACCTCAGAACACCTAGAACAAGCCCGAGTTGTGATGTGGTTTAGGCGCACATATCCGGATACATTAATCTTTGCAATTCCAAATGGCGGGCTGCGCTCTAAGACGCAAGGCATGAAGCTTAAAGTCGAGGGCGTTGTGCCTGGCGTACCCGACCTTTTCATTCCCGCATGGCGCGTATGGGTGGAGATGAAGAAAGCAAAAGGTGGGAAATTGTCACAAGAACAACAAATTATGATTAAATACCTACAAAGTGTGAATTATTGTGTTATTGTGGGTCATGGTGCAGAAGACGCCATCAATCAACTAACGGAGAAATGCCATGAAATTATGCAAAGACTGCAAGCACTTTGACAACAGCAAGCTAGGGTTAGAGTGCAAACGCCCTATGGGTATCAGCCTGGTGACAGGCTTACCTAAATTCCGCAAAACACCTGCTGAACTTGAGCGTACTTTAAACACTACTGGCTGCGGTACTGACGCCAAGTACTTTGAGGTAAAGGATGAGGACTACGACATAGTAGACCCGCCCGTTGATTTTCATTACGAAGCATACAAAAAAAACCACGATTGCAAACGCAGCGGCTGCACCGTTTGCGTAGCTTTTGAACATTAATTTAACCGCCCCTTCGGGGGCATAAGGAGATCGACATGGCATTACAAGAATGGAGTATGGAATTACTGTCAGCCGTCTTAGCACTTTTGCGTGACGCTGACCCAGAGTCTGAGGCAGCAATCAAAGCGCGTAAGTTGTTAGCTACCAAGATCACTAGCAATTAAGGATCCGACATGAAACAACAAAACCTACAAGGCGCCACAGTTTTTGACTGTCGGTTGAAAAACATTCCCTGCCAAATTGCGTACTGGAACCGCGAGCTGTACTCGGTGCTTGACCGCAAAGGCTATCACGCCCCCTGGCTTGAAGCCAAGGTTGAGTCGTGGGAAATTGCAGAACTTATTGCCGAAGATCGGCGTGACCGTAGGGAGATGTGTGATGAATAAAGAACCTAAAGACCGCTTTGTAACCATCCGTATGCCAATTGAGTTGTTTAAAATTGTTAAAACCCAGGCTGATGGCCAGACGCGCTCGGTTAGCCGTCAGATTATTCATTTAATTAAGACTGCGATGGAGGCGAAATGAAACACAAACACGCAGAAATAATTAAAGCTTGGGCTGACGGGGCTGAAATTGAAACCAAATGGAAAAACGCTGATAGCGATTGGTATCCGCAAGAAGATTTTTTATGGTTTATAAGGTCAGAATTTGCGGATAAAGCAGATTTTCGCATCAAGCTTGAGCCTAAGCCTGATGTGGTGAAGTATTTAATCTGTGGTTTGAAGTCGTGGGTAGAGGTTGACGATCAGGTCGGGCATGATTGCATCAAAATTGTTATTGATAGCAAGGGCAGACTTAAATCAGCGGAGGTGTTGAAATGACCCCCTACGAAAAAGGTTTTGAAGATTGTAAAAAGCAAGTCAAGGTTGCAATGGTTGCGGCTGTTGAAAATGCCATCTTGATGGAGCGTGAGGCTTGCGCGCGGTTGGTAGAAGAATTTGAATCTGAATCATTTTATCTTGGTCAATTAAAGAATGCTGCCGCAGCAATCCGCGCAAGGTGGCAGAAATGACAAGAGAAGATACCTTTGACGCCATCGAACGCTTTTGCGTCACACCTAAAACATCTCGCGCCATTGCTGAACACTTGGGGCTTCACCCATCGTCCGTCTATGGCTATCTAAGCGGTTTGCAGCGCCGTAAACGCCTTGAGAAGAAGGGTGATGACAAACGCAATGGCGTACAGGCCACGTTCGTTACGCTGCGCCCAGCGCCTGTTGTGTTGTCAGACAACGCCAACCTTGTTATTGCCCACGCTCACAACCCATTTGGATTAAGACCATGAGAGAAGCCAGGGAGTTACAAACGCACATTGATGAACTTGTAAAACACATTGCACACTTAGATAAGCAATTGCAAGATGTTGTGCTTGCTAAACCTGAAATGCCAACAAAAATCATTGGCCCAAATTTTGAGGAAATTCTTAACGCAGCTGGGTTTTATCGGGGTGACGCCGTGTGCTGCAATGATTACGAAAAATGCATTAAGCCTTGTACGCCAAAAGGTCGATGGTTAGCAGAGAAAGAGTTAGCCAGACCTGAGCATACTTTTGATACGCCTAAGTCACACATTGTTAAATGGTCAATACCTGTTGACCCAAATAATTTTGGTGAACCACTCGCACAGTTTGAGCAAGAGCCTGTTGCTAGGTTTAATTGGAACGAAGCAAAGTTTGAATGGTTGACCGAGTATAGCTTTGACAAACACCACATGAAGCCTCTGTATCTCGCACCACAACGCAAAGAATGGGTCGGGCTGACGGAAGATGACCATGAAGATTTTGCTAATAGAACTAAGCTGTTACCAATACTTGCAAAAACAATGGCCGAATTTATCGAAGCTAAACTTAAAAAGAAGAACACATGAGCTACATCGTCGCATCTCTGCCCCCGCTCAAGTGTTTCGTACGCCGAGAGTTTCTGTACAACTTCACCAAAGGCCACGGAGAATACGAACCGGCTATTTGGGTGAGCATTAAGGCACTTAGGGGTCAAGTGTTTCGCATTGAGAGCCTTCTGCCGGCCTATGGCGCGCTTTACGACAAGTTGCCCATCCACGCCTATGTGTGGCACACCGATAGCCCTGCGTCGCTTCCTATTGACGTCCTACAGCTTTGGGATTGTATGGGCTACAAGTTTACAGTCATTGAGAAGATCGGGCTGCGTAACCTAGGCGTTAAGTTTATGTCTAAAGACAAGACGTGGGTGTACGGCAAGTACTTGTTTACGGTGGACTTCTGCGCGGATGGTCAGGACGTGGATACTGGCTTTACCGAGCAGGCCGAGGAGCATAAGAGTTTTAACTTCATCAGGCTTGACAATGGTCAGTTTGCTTGTCAGCCGAACAATAGGTGCCTGTGGTACGACCAAAGCCTAATCCCGTCTGATACCAAGCACCCTGATTTTCAAGCAGCACAAACGTTTTGGACGGTGGACGGCACACGCAAGTGGACAACCGGCACCGATTGGTTTTATAACATTGAGGAGAGGACATGACCGAGAGCCAGGTGTACAAACAGATTATCGAGAACCTTGCACAGATCGACGATGACATTGCACGGCTGCGCCACCAGCACTTGATGCTACGCGTGGACATTCAAATTTTATTGGAGAAACGAAATGGTATACGACATAATAATGTGGTTCTACGCGTCGATGGCCCTGATGGTAGCGGCGCTTTTGTGGCTGTTTAACACACGCGAGAAACCCCCTCCACCATTTCCCCGCGAGTTAATCTGCGACGGGTGTGGTCAAGTCTGTAGTGATCTTTTAGGAGGGTACTGTGAATACTGCGTCAAAAAACTGGCCCAATAATGTTGACCGAAGCGGGGCCAACTGGACAGGGCGAGTTGAGCGCAGACTTAAAGACTGCTACTCGCCCCCGTACATCCCTCTGTGGCGTCGGGTGCTTATGCGAGCATTGAATTGGCTTTGACTTTAACGTCAGCCACACGGTTTAGCCAGCCTTTGCCAAAAGTTGCAAAGGTGCCAAGGGAGCGGTAGAAGTCTTCCTTGGCTTGGCTAAACTTCTCAATCAGTTCAACAGGGTCGATGGCTTGCACAGCGGCAAGCGTCATGGGGCCGAACCCACCGTCTGGTGTAACCCCAACTGCGGTTTGCAACGTCTTAATTGCTCTGCCTGCGCCGGCATTAACGGCAAAATCAAACATTAGGTAATCAAGACCCATTGGCAGCTCATCGCCACGCACAGCGTCGAAATACTTCTTTTTGTACAAAGGCTCAACCTTTTCCGGTGTCAGCCCACGCATCTCAACCTCGTCTGACTCACGGCCCACCCAGTTTTCCCACGTTGCTTTGGTTACGCCAAGGTTTGTCATGCCACCAGGGTCATTTGGATGGTTTACAAACCCGCCTTCCGACTTCAGCATCAATTTAAAAGCATTATCCCAATTACTAATCATTTACTCATCTCCGTGCTTGCTAAGTTAATGCGAGTCTTCGCTTGAATAATATCTTTAGGTGGTATCTTAAAACCCACCGCAATGTAGCCTACAAACCTGCCTTGCTCTGGTGGTATAGCGCCACGGCACATATACGTTACACCATGCTTGACAACGTACTCACCGATCTTTGAGCTTGGTGCAAACGGATCGCAAGCTACTTCGCCCTGAAACATCGTGATGACCGCACGGTTGCGTTCGGGCGAACTGGTAAACAAAGCGTTGATTACGCCTTCAAGCGATTTTTCACGACCCTGATTGCTCATTGCCAAGATGGTTGTGCGGCTATTTGACTGAAGATTGACAGAGTTAACAACCACCACATCTGCGCTCAGATCGTAAATTAAAGACTTGGCAATAGCCTCGACAAGCAACGGTTCTTTGAGTTCAGTCTTTTTGCTACTGATTGCACCCAAAATGACCTGCCGTGAGTCCCAAGCAAAGTAGCCAGCAAACGCAACAAACGCAATCAGCACCACCGAGATCAGCTTGAACGGACTGTCTACCCACTTGATAAGATCAACAACCTTGTCTGTAAAGTCTGGGTTCCTAACAGGCGCAGGTTTTGCAACCCGTTTTACTGGCGCTCGTTTAACCGCAGGTTTTTTAGCCGTTACCATTACTTCTCGCTCTTGTCGCCGCTTTTGTTCTTCATGTCGATGATCTTTTCAAGGGTGCGACCACCGAAATAGAAGCTCATTATTAACATGCCCCACTGACCAAGCAACTCGACATACTTCTCGTTAGTGTCAAGATCAAACGCTGACATCATTGCAAAGATAAAGTACCCGCTCAGAATCGCTATAAGGGTCATGGGGCGTATGTTTTTGCTCAGCCAAGAGTCTGACCGCATGTCATTTTCTTGACGCTTGGTAAGCTCGCCTTGCTCTTGCATGTCAGCCTGCATTTTTGCAAGCTCACCGTTTTGCTGCATCTGCATGAGTTCAAGTTGCGCTTTGGCTTTTTGCTCAGGGTCTGGAAAAAACTTATCCAAGACCTTCATGCCAATGCCAAGAATATCCATGATGGGGAACATAGCTTACCTCTTAAATATGGCGAAGATAGCCCACGGTATGAGCCACAAACTACACAGCAGCATTAACGGTAAAGTTAGCAC